TCTCTCTGTAGGTCTATTGTTAATGTAATCGGTTCTTTCTCTGGTAATAAATCAACCGATATTGATGCTGTTACTGTATGGTCTGACTCACTCAAGTTGATACTTGTTAAGTTGACCCTTGGATCATCATTGATAATCTGTGTTAAATCGTCTTCAATGAGTTTTCTAATGTCTGATGTTAGTGGTTCAAATACTAAATCATGAACGATTGACCCATAAGTAGGCATCATTACTCTTTCGCCTTTGCGAGTCATTATATTGTTCAACAAGTCTTCAACCACTAACTCTTTTCCAGTTAATGTGTGATTAATCGCTTGTTTGTTTTTAGTACTAAAACCTATAAATCTTGCCATTATATACTCTCTTTACTATTAAGAGTATTTATCAACATATAAACTTCGAACTTTTTGTATTGACATTTTGATTCATTTTATGTATAATAGTTGAAATTATAGGAGAATAAATAAAATTATGCCTAATCTAGTACCTATGGTCATTGACCAAACTGCAAACGGAGAACGTAGTTTCGATATTTTTTCTCGTTTGCTTAAAGAACGAGTAATATTTCTTACAGGCGAAGTCAATGATTACCAATCTGACTTGATTTGTGCCCAACTTCTATTCTTAGAAGCAGAAAATCCAGAAAAAGATATCCATTTCTATATCAATTCACCAGGAGGTCATGTAACTGCTGGTATGGCTATCTATGATACTATGCAATTTGTCAAACCAGATGTTTCTACAATGGTTCTTGGACAAGCATGTTCTATGGGTTCTCTTTTAGCTACTGCTGGAGCAAAAGGTAAACGATATATGTTGCCTAATGCTAGACATATGATTCATCAACCTAGTGGTGGAGCAGGCGGTCAAGCTACAGATATGGAAATTCAAGTACAAGAAATTCTAAAAACAAAATCACGATTAATCCAAATATACGTGCAACACAATACAGCCGGAAAATCTTATAATGATTTCTATGGTGACATGGAACGAGATAATTTCATGAACCCAGATGAATCATTGAAGTACGGTCTTATTGACAAAATAATCGACAAAAGACCAGAGTAACTATCCCGTAAACAATGAGAAGGATCACATCGATGTCTACAAAAGATATCATCCGCAAAAACTGGCCTGCGGTAGAAGAACGAATACGAACTTTGTTTAACAAGTATCGTTCAGAATTTGAAAAAGACGGAATTGAATTCAGTACAAAACAACAAAGTGAACTAATGAGTGAAATCGCTCAAGTAAGTTTTCTTAATACTCTCAAAGAAAAGAATATCAATACAGAAGTCAAAGTAGGTGTAAATGTCGCTGATGTTTATATCAATGGAGAACCAGTTGAAATAAAAACATGTGGTGCTGATAAATGGCAAGGCGGTAGTTTCTCAAAACGACCTGGATTGTATCTCTTATTGAGTTGGAAATATAACGATTCTACAAAACTATTTTGTGCAATGCAAGATATGGTTGAATCTGACTGGCGTAGTCATATGCTCAATGAAGATAAAAAGATGAAGAAAAATGCAACCTATTATGGCACTTGGTACGGTAAAAAAGAACTAGTAGAAGATAGTAGATATGAACTACTGACGGGAAGCATTGATATTATTGATAAAAAGAAGGACGGATCTCCTCGAAAAGTGCCAAATATACACTTTAAATGGGTGTAAAAACTTGACAGAATCAAGAATCATGCTATTATATAGTCATAATGAAAGAGAGGTTAGTTATGACTACATACGCACAAGTTCACGCAGAAGCCACTACACAAGCAACGGCGGCTGTTGATAAATTTTTCAATGATGTTTTAAAAGGTGAAGACCAATTTGCATGTGGTTTTGCATGGGTTACTGTTTATCCTGAAAACAAGGGTAACACTAAACTAGGTAAAGCTGAAAGGGCAGGTCTAGAATCTATTGGATTTACTAAAGACTGGACAGGCAAAGCCTGGCAGTTGTGGAATCCTGGTAAGTATGCAGGTCAAAACATTGACGCCAAAGAAGAAGGTGCAGAGGCTTATGCAAAAGTAATGAAATCTTACGGTTTCAAAGCATATGCTGGTTCAAGGTTAGACTAAAAAACTTGACAGATTCACGAATCGTGCTATTATATAAACATGATGAAGGAGAAAGCTATGAGTAAATTTGTTATCGAAACTGCTATTCGTGAAAACTATGCCGCTCATAATGATGATTGGGATGGTGTTTCAGCATACTGGAAAAACAAAGGTGGAAACACTTATATCGTAGAGGCAGAAACAGCCGAAGAGGCTAAAACTGTCATTCCTTTAGTTACAGATTCTAGCAATGCATTTGAAGAAAACTTTTTTGATTTCTTTGAGTGTGACGATGATTTTGAATCTGAGTTTCTTAAATCTCAAAAAGAGTATGACCCAGAAGGATGGGAAACTCTTTATGTTGACAAAATTGTTCGTAAAGGCAAATCGTCAAACGATTGGTACATGAAACGTGGCTATATCGTTGGTGGTTGGCAGAAAGGTTCTGAGTATGAACATCTTATTGGTAAGTTTGTTGGTAATGTCGATAATCTTAGTACAGGAAAATGCGTCCTTAAAATTGAAGGCGATACCCGTACAAGTCTAGTATAAATCAATTATAATCGAAAGAGAGGTCGTTATGAAAATTTCAGTTATTCATTCAGCATTCGGAGATACTCCCCACGTTGTAGCATTTGTTGATGTTCCAGAAGGAACAGAAGAAATGGAAGCAATGGAGTATGCTTATCGTTGGACTAACAATGTAATGGGTTCTTGGTCTATCAAAAAAGAAGTTTTTGAAGACGGAGAAACTAATGGTGACTTTAATCCTAATGTCACTGTAATGGCTCCACTTCACGTTGATGATAGTGGTAAGGAATGGGGTTTGCGTTCTACATCTGTTGGTGACCAAATGCTTGTTGGTACTAAAAAGTATGAAGTTGCTAGTTTTGGTTTTAAGGAGATTGCATAATGGCAGTAGTTCAGAAAAACAATGTTCGTGAATATAAAATCGATTTAGATGGTTCGGCTGGTAATGCGTTCTATCTATTAGGTACGGCACAAGGTCTGTGTCGTGACCTCGGTCTAGACGGTAACAAAGTTATCGATGAAATGAAATCAGGAGATTACACTAATCTCGTAAAAACTTTTGACAATTATTTTGGAAGTTTTGTTACTTTAGAAACAAGTGATGAAACTTTACTAAATGCATTGTCTTAACAAAGAAAGGGTTGTATGGCAAAACAAGAACTTAGAAATCCTGTAAGGGTTAAAATTGATGGTGTTGATGTAACAAAAGACACTACGGTTGATGATGCATATCGTGTTCAAAAACTTATGCAACAAATGAACCCAGATTCTAAAATTGAAATTGTAAATGTAGAACCTACTCAAGGTTATACAAAATCAATTTACGAATTCTAACTAAAACCAGGTACGTAACTCCACATTTTCGCAGTACGTATTTTCATAGCGGCTAGTTTTTCATCAAACTGGCCGTTATTCTTTTTTATATTTGTTTGAATTTCATCTGTGATATCATACCACTTTTCATTATTAATTAAACTAACAATAGGATGATTTTCAATTCTATCTACACCTTCTTTAAAGAAGTAAAAACACAGTGCATCAAATTGTGGTTGCGATAATTCTTTCATAACAAATTTTTCTAAAACATTACCAATATTTCTTAGTTGTTTTTCTAATATAAAATTTGCCATTTGTTTTGTTATCTTGCCACTAGATATATCTATTCTTTGTGATGCAACTGTTATAAACCCATATTTTATTTCTGTATTTGTAACTTGATATCCATAACCAATTTTATTTTCATCGGTCATTTCTAATATGGGTTGTTCTGTATCTATAACTGCATCTTTACTCATTGATCCAAATACTAAATCAACGATAGGAAATGTAGTTAATCTGACATGAGATAAGATATAACTTGGTTCACCTGTTTCTTTATATCCAGTACCTAAATATGTTCCATAAGGTGTTATCACATTCAACGGAAGTTGAATATAGTTTAGTAATGATCCTTTTCTTTTATCAAATATCATTATGCTAATCTCACACTTGTTGTTCCAGTAACATCTGAATTTTCTGCTACTTTATATTGTCGATTTAATACATATGCCCCACGTTCAACACTTGCGGCTGAAAAGTGCATTGGATCCCAAGGTCTAGACCAGTTACCGCCCCAACCTAATCCATGTCTTGCGGCAATTTCACCTATGTTTAGAGGTAAGTCACAACCAAAGTTTCCGCCTCTACTACCACTTGGATCCCAACCACTTGGTGCGTTTTGGGCATATCCATTTGGTGAGTATGCATTGATGTCTATTGCGGCACCCATTGAATGGAAGCTAGGTTTATTTCCGCCTCTTGTTGTTCTGTTTACATAACCATGTAATGTTCTAATTTCATACCCTGTTGCTTCTAAATCATTAATAAGACCTTGAAAGTTTTTCTGAAAGATTGCGGCCACTCTACAACCAACACCATTACTTGCTCTAATAGTTGCAAGACCTTCTCCTGGTGGTAGACCAGGAACATCTTCATTAGACGTGGCATCTTGATTATTTGCAGTTGTTTGTCCTTCTGCACTTGATGGGTCTTTTGCAATTTCGTTACCTGCTTTTTGTGAATCACTAGTTTGTGTTGGTGTATCACCTGATGAACTTGGCATTGTCGCACTTGTTCCTCTTAAGAAAGGTTCATGTGTTGGTATCTTAGGAATAATTGTATCTTCAATCAACCCTGCTTCTAAATTTTGCATATCTGGTTGTGCAGATAAAGGTATATCAAAAGCGATTGAGGCCATAGGACCATTAAGATGTAAGTGTTGTCCTGTAGAAACATACATATTAGTACTTACTTTTGTATGATTTGCTCCACCACTTTCAAAGAACATACTACCTTTGGTTTTTGAATGTAGTTGGTCTCCAACATTTAAGTTTGTATTTCCACCACTACGTATGTTAATTTTTTCTGCGGCTTCTAAATTTATATTTCTGTCTGCACGTAAGTTAAAATCTTTTTCAGTACGAATAGACATATTGCCTTCAGCATATACCATTACTTCACCATCAGCACCTATCTCTACCCAACCAGAACCTGAACTATTGATTGCATATATAAAATCATTTGTACCATCAACAATTACTTGTGCGCCAGAACCTGATGCTATTCTAATTTGATTAGGATGAATTACTCCATCATCTCCTACTGAACCATCGTCCATAGAAATATAGTTTCCACCTGGTGTACTCCAACCATAAACTTTTGAGTGTTGTGTAGTTTCATAGTTTGCATCTCTGTGAGGACTAGCCGTTGTTTGTCCTCTAAGAGGATCAGAATAAATCCCTTGACTTGCAGTATTGGCATTTTTGTTTGCATTTTCTTGTTCATTTTCTGGTGTAGAAATTGCATCACGCATCGTAATTGGTCTAACTTTAGCAGAAGGGACATCTTTAAATGCGCCTTCACCTTGACCTGTTCCGTCTGCTTTAGCAGTTCCACTTGCACCTCCTGTTATAGATGGTACTTCCTGTGCTACTGCAAACCAATATCCTTCAGTGATTTCACCATTGTCTGCAAAGAATACTAATATTGTTACACCAGCGTCTGGTGGGACTGAAAACATTCCATATGAACCTTGAGCGTTTGCTCCGCCAAAGGGAGATGCATATTGAAAATACATAGGCTCTTTTGGATCACCATTTAGTTTTGGAATGTATGCGGGAATACGTCCTCTGCCTTCTGGATCTGGTGGAGCATCTGCGCCACCGATTGTTATGGCTTTGTATATTCCACTTTGTATATTTTTAAGTATAGGATTTTCTGAATGCTTTCTTGCTTCTAATAAACCTTTACTTAATAATCTATCATTTGAATCCATTGTATTCCTCTATAATCTTATTTTTCAACAAGTTTAATGTTTTGTTACCATAATGACCACATGAAAGTCTATCAATTATACTGCCTTTTCCGTTAAACATTTTAATAACTTTAAATCTTCTTTCTGGCATATCCATTTCTTGTAGATATTTATTAATCACTTTTTTATCGTTATCGTGTAAACTATCGCCCCATGATTCATTTTCAATATATATTACATTCCATTTTTTATTTCTTGTTATCCAATCTAATCTTCTTAAATTAGTTTCTAAATGTTTCAGCATTGTATTAACATAAGAAGTTTGTTTTCCTGATATGTCTTTCCAAACATCTTTTAACGGTCTTAGTACTCTCTTTTTTGTTGGTTCATCTTCACTGTTAATTAACTCCATTGGATGTAATCCCGGCATAATGTCGTACCCTCTTATTTCAGTAGTATCATATATGCTAATTCTATCTCCTATAGTATTTGGTTTTCCTATATCCATATAATAATCAAATCTATACATTGAAGAAAAACCAATTATAATTGTTTTTGTTTTTTCTGAATTTTTATCATTTGTCCATTGTTCAAGTCTAGTAATAATTCTGTTGTTTCCTGATCCGCCTTTAGCTAAATTAATAAACAAAGTTTCAGGCATATCTGTTCTTAATATATGTGATATATCATATCGTTTTGGCAACCCTGAACAAAACATGAAACTATCACCAAATATAGGAACAATTTCTTTTACTGTATCTATATCAGAAATATCTGTTCTAGTTGGATATTCGCTTTCCCATATTTCTTTAGGACCAGGGTATCTACTATCAATCTGATTACTAATTACACTGCCTTTATTAACTTTAGCCCATGAAAAATCTGATAAAGTTGAAAACTCACTAGACATTATTGTGCGCCTCCTGTATCGTCTAATTCAATTACCTCGATAGCAAATGTGTCTGTGCCTATATTAACACGTGCTGGGTCGCCTGCTTCGAGTTGCTTAGGTTGTCTGATACTTCCTGAAGTAATTGATGGAAACTCAGTTGCAATATCACTTTTAATACTGCTTATTGCTCCGCCTGTCCAACCATTGTCTAAATTAACTTTATTAGGATCAACTGTATATGTTTGTACATTGCCGTTAGCGTCAATATAATTTACTGGTTCTAGTTTGGATAAATCTGGAACTGTCTCTGTCCAAGTTTCGACACCATTGCCTATATCCATGGTGTACGTTATATCTTTGGTAGGTAAAGTTTCTGCTTGTTTGGCGATATTATCATATATACCTCTTGCGGCGGCTAGTTGTTTTCTATCATTTTCTGTAACGTTATTAATATTCACACCACTATCTGCTTCATAACCTAAATCTGCAGGTTTAGAACCAGGCAATTCTACAAGATTTTGTGTTTCTTGTAATTGTAAAATTTCGGTTTGTTGGTCTGCTGGTAAACTATCTATATACTGTTTAACTTTTATACCGTTGTTGCTTTCTAGTACTTCTTTGTACTCATCTTTGACATCATCTGGTACATTTAAATTATCAATAGCAGTATCGCCTGCAGGTGTAACATTGTATGTTTCTGGTGCGGGAGGAGGAATTGTAATAGTTCCGTCATTATTATCTATATAAACATCAGGTAACTCAGCTGGTTTAGGAACAACTACTGGCTCATCTTCTGTTGTTTTAGGTAGATTAACAGTTCTAAAATTATCACCATCAGGTGCGTTTGCTATTTCTTTAACTTCTGTCATAACAACAGGACTTGCCTCAACTTGTTCTGAAAGAAGTTGTTGGCGTACATCATTAAGTTTCTGTTCATCCTCTTGTCTGCCTTTGTTCGTAAAATACCAACCATCTAAATCATCTTCTAATTCTTGTTCTTCTTGTTTTAGTTTTGATATCTCTCCTCTTCTTTCTTTATCAATAACTTCATCTCTTACTTCACCTCTAACACCTGATGTTGCGTTTTCTGTGATTGTGTTTATTGCTTTTTCATTCGCTTTTACTTCTGCATATTCTTCATCAGTTAACTCCCACAAACTTCTTCCTTTAATGATATCTTCATTTTCTTCTTGTAGGGACGTTACTTGGTTAAACTCTTGTGCGGTTAAGGTCTTTTTAGGAGCCTCAACAGAATACTGCCTTGTTTGTCCTCCAGTGATTTCACTTTTTTGTCTGGCATACATAGCACCATCATAAAGTTCTACATCACCGTTAAGCATTGCATCAGATCCTGCTTTACCAAACAATCCACCGGGTTCTAGGTCTGACATTATCTGATTTGGATTTATCACAGCATCGTTGTTACCTAAATAACTTCTATCCATGCTTTCGTTTATTTGGTCAGTCCAAGCATCTATTTCATCTTGATCCACTCCTACAACACCATCTGAAATTTTTTCTTGTCCTAATGCTTCATATGTATTATCTAACATTGCAATCGTGGCAGGGGAAACAGTTGTACCGTCATCTATTGATTCATTGATTATGTTTCTTGCATCATCAGCCTCACCAAAGTGTGTTGCTATTTGTTGTCTACCCATTGCTAAATCTGTACATGCCGCTTGATTTCCCAGGTTACATAAATCTTGAAGTTGACTAGTTACAAGTGCTAATTGTTTTGCATCTGCTTCTTCTGGTATACCATCAACACCATCGTTATCAATAAAAAGACCAGTTGCATTTTTATAGGCCGCCGATGCCGCAAGATAGGCCGCATCAGTATTTTCAACTACTAGTGTATCACCTTCGCCATCTCCATCTGTATCTACTAAGGCGTTTCCAGCACCTTCTGGTACTCCAATATTACCTGCCTCTGCCGCTTGTCCTTCAGCGTCTTTGCCTGTACCATCACTACCTGTTCCTGTTCCATCGTTTGTACCAAGTTCAGGTTTAATGTTTGTATATTTTTTCAACCATTGGTCTTCCCATAAGTCTGGAAATTCATTGCCACCAAACTCTGGTTTTACTTCTTTGAATGTAGATGCCGCTGGGTGTTTAACTAAACTTAATGTTTGAGTAAATTGACCACCACTAAAACTATGTACAATCTCATTTACTTGATACACCATAGTCTCAAGTCTGGTCTTTTTTATACCGTCACTATTTCCTGAACCTGTACCTACTTCATCTGGATTTTCTAAAAATACATCTTCTGCTTTATCAACAATGATAACAATATAATTATGACCATTCAATGTCGTGCTATGCATTTTTAAATTATCGTTAGAATTTTCTTTTCCGAAGTTACCTTTTTCAACTTCGACTGGAACAAATGTTTCTAACCAATAAGGATCTCCTTTAATAGTCATTGTTGCATTAATCATACTTAGATTTGCATATCGTCCTTCATAATATTTTTCTTTAGCTAATTGTATTTCTTCTGCATTTGGATTTTTAATAACATCAAGTTTTGTAGGATCTTTTAATATAGGTTTTACCACTCTGTCAAAGTTAACAGGATTTTCAACTAGTGTTTTCATCAAAGCACTAAACTGGTCTATACTTAACTTTTTTACAATTTCTTTATCTAATTCTTCAACTAATAATATGTCTTCTTGTCTTCCTTCGGCTGTTAGACCTAAACTATCCCAAGACTGTTCAATAGCAGACGTACTTTCTAAAACTTTCTTAGACAACATATGACCTAATGCTTCTCTTGTTACATCATCATCTTCTCTTTGATTTGCTTCAAGTTCAGTTAGTGCATCATTGGTTGCAATTTGGGCATCTCTTACTGCATTGTTTAACTTGTTAAAGTTTTCTCTTGTTTCACCTTTAAAGAAGTCATTGAATATTTCATAAGCTGGAGATTCTCCTTGCTGTAATGCATCACGCAATCTATTGACATCACCTGTACGCATAAGTCTCTGTATATAGGCTCTATCTTCGCCATATACATCACCTATACCAATATCTTTTACTCTTTGTTTAAATTTACTGATGATATCTTTTTGCATGTTTTCAAAATCATCTATTAGTTTTTCTGATACTTCTTCTTTCTTTTTGTATTCTGCATTAAGAACTTCTGCTTCCGCTTCTAGTTCTGTTAATTTTTGTTGTGCTTTTTCATCAATAAATTTTCTATAATCGCTTATAGATTTTAGAAAACTGTTTGCCATATATGCATCACTTGGATGAGAATATGCTTTCATTAATTGGTTTCTTAATGAAATAGTAAAATCTAATATTTGGTCATTACGTCCTGTATATTGATAATAGTATCTTTTTGCACATCTTCCTGTTAAGAAAATTTCTTTTAACACTTTAGCAGTTTCAGATACCAACTGTGCATTATTAATCTGATTTTGAGGTAACATACTTCTGTGTAAAGATATATGATACGTTATAATGTATGATGACTTTCCAGTTAGTATATTAAAGCCTTTTGGTTTGGGTTCTCCGTGAGGTTTGATATAAAATATATCTGTCATTTCATCTTTTGATGCAGTTAGTTCTTCTTTAACTTGTTTTGCATTTATTATAATACTGTTTATACAATCATATATCGCTGTTCCTGGTTGAACAACTCCTTGATGTTGACCAACTTTAATTGCGTCTTTCTTTTCTGTTTCATTACTCGCAGAAGACATATTTGGATTGTTAGGATCTTTCATTTCCGCTTGACCAAACTTTTGTTTAAAGTCATCGTCCATAACAAACTTGTATTCATTTCTAAATTCTGAATCACCTACGATAGCATTCTTTTCTACATTTTTGTTGAGTTTAACAAAGAAGTCTTCTAGTGTTTCTTCTAAAGTATTTTTAACATCGAAATTAAAATTAGTTTGAACTTGTGCAATAGTAGCCACATTGACCACTTCATCGTTAGCAATAACGCCTTCAATATTTAAACTAGTACCTCTTGCGTCTGTAGTTGAGTCTAAGTCTCTGAATGTTCTTATTTTAAATGGTAAAACTTTTGTTGCAGGCAACTTTTTTACTTGGTTGTTATCATCATAACCTACAAAATTAATTTTCATAAAGAACATTGCATTTTGTATATTAGGGTAACCACATAATAATACTGCATTGTTTAACATGTCAGGCAAAGATGTGCCGCCTACTTGTGTTATAGAAAATGATAATCTAACTGCGGTACCTGCCATTCTGCTAACGCTTTGGGCACCATATCCAAGACCTTCGATTGTTAGGTCATGAATGTTTAATTCTGTACTTACTCCAGTTTGAGCAATAGTTATTTTTTGTACTCCAGGATGTGGCCAAGCATCGTTGACTACATCTTGTAACATTTCAGGTTGATTTTCATACTTTAAATATGATTGTGCTTCTTGTTGATTTACTACAAAGAATTCTAAATTATATGTGTAACTTTGATAAACATCTAATTCATTATCCCAGAACATGTTACGATTTTCCATCGACTTTATAACTTGGGCTAAACTTGTAGATTTATTTAAAATTTGTGTTTTTGTTTCACGCTCATCTTCTGGATTTAATTTGTCATTGGGGTCTACTACTGGTGATGATCCGTCTTCTGTCAATGCATCTTTTATTTCATTATCTTCTGCATCAACTACTGCTTCATTGATAGTACCATATGCCATACCTAATCCATCAGCAACACTATCAGCAAAATATTCTTCTGCTTCTGGTCCACCTTCCATTCTTATCATAGCAGTTACCATTTTTTCTGCTAGTTCAGGATTTTCACTTAAGTCGATTGATTGATTTGGGTCTACACCCATTCTTTGGGCAACAAAGTTAGCATAGTTAGTTGTGTTGTTTTCATTAGGCGGAGCCCAACGATTTATCATATCGTTGACTGTTGTTAAGCCGTGTTTGTTTTGATAAGTTTCTAAGGTCTTACCCATTGCACGTACACCATGTGCCGGTGTAGCAAACGTAACAAATCTTCCGTCATCGCCGGTTTTCCCAACCCAAGCAGTTGAGTTAGATTCGATGTTTCCTGGGTTATTGCTTCTTACACTTCTTACTGTCATTGTACTTACTTCATATCATCTATTGATGCTTTGCTAGGTATTCTAATTCTAGTTCCAACAGTAAAATCTCTAATAGGATCTTCTATAATGTCAGGGTTTCTCTTTGCAAAAATCCACCAATATTTTGAAGTGCCATACAATTCATAGCTACATAAGTCTGGTCTCATGTCGTAATTCTGTGGTACAGTGTATAGTTCATCTAAAGGATCAAACTCTAGATATACATTGTTCATAATATCCAGTACTTTATTTTTTATTAACCCTGTCTTTTTCCAAGGAGATGTTGGATCATACGCCATTAAATATACCCCTTACTTTTTAATTTTCCACTTAAGAAATCATTCATTGTGAAATTTTCTCTTACGTTCTTTGGAGAATATGTAGTTGTTAACGATAAAACAAATGTTTGTTGTACTGGTACTCTTTCGCCTGTTCCTTCAAGTGTGATATAATCAACATCTTGGTCTAAGTTCCAAGTAAAGTCACGAATCAATATCGGAACATTTTCGTAAATACCATGTGCATAAAAACGTAGCACTGGCGGTGGGAGACCTGGGTTAGTTTCACGTTTTCCGAAATTCATTTTCAATGCGCCTCTGAAATATTGACCCATCATTAAAACAGTTCTTGCTTCTTCCTCACTACGAATAATAATAGGCGCCGCCATGTTAAATTCTGTGTTTGACGCCATTTCAAATGCACGTTGTTGATAGTTAGAATGTGCTAAATCGTATGAACTATAACCTGTTTGTGTGATAACACTGATAGTAGGTGTATAAGGAAACTGTACTGTTTTAAGTCCAGAACTCATCAATCTTCCACTAGGATCTGTTATGTACACCGGCTGTTGTTCAATGTATAGGTTATCAGATGCCATTTAATTCTCCTTCTTTTGTGTATTTATCGTTATATAAAGTTCGTAGTTTAAAAAAATTGATATTTCGCTTGACAAGTGCATTCGAAATAGTATATAATAAAGTATTAATTAGGAGCAAAACCATGGCACGTAGAGGTCAAAATTATTTAAACAACAAAGATATGCTCAAAGAGATTCATACCTCAAAGGGTAATTACACTTGGTTTGAAGACAGAGAAGCATATCATCAATATGATATTATAGTTGAGGACACAAGCGAAATTCGTGACGCTATTCCTCAAGCACAACAAAACCGGGCAGACAGAATGCAAAAAGAAGCCTGGGAAAAGAACGAAGACAAAAAGAAAAGACAATCTGATTTTTTAGTTGATCCAAATACAATCGATAAAAACAGTTTGATATTCAGAGTTATGACTTATGAGCATATCCCTGATGAACCTGGAAGAAAGAACAATCCAAAGACTGTTGCTGACCATAAGGTCAAAGTAAACTTTCCTCCATACAAACATTATGTATTAGATGGTAGAAAATTCAGAGAAGTGGCTATTTCACATCACAACAAAAACAAAGAGTTTGATTTACAAGCTGGTAAAATCACTGCGAAACTTGCCAACATGTACATTAAATTAGTAGAGCGTTATTCTCAAAGAAGTAACTGGCGTGGTTACACATATATCGATGAAATGCGTGGACAAGCACTATTGCAACTTACACAAATTGGTTTACAATTTAACGAAGCAAAGTCAGATAATCCATTTGCATATTATACCGCGGCAGTGAACAATTCATTTACACGTGTTCTAAACACTGAAAAGAAAAATCAAGGTATTCGTGATGACCTATTAGAGAAATCAGGTCAGATGCCAAGTTGGACTAGACAGTTAGAACATGAAATGAAATCTCAAGAAAGATGGCAGAAAGTAATTAAAACAAGAATTACTGATGACCAAATTCCTACAGAGACAATCAAAGAGATATACGCGGACAATGACTAATCTTTTTAACAAAGCGGCTTGGTTCACTGATATTCATTATGGTATGCGTAACAACGCAAAGTGGCATAATGAAGATTGTGATGCATTCATAGACTGGTTCATCGAAGAAGCTAAAGCAAAAGGTTGTGAAACCTGTATCTTTGGTGGAGACTGGCATCATAATCGTGCTAGTTTGAATATTTCAACAATGAAGTATTCACTTGACGGTCTTAGAAAACTCAACAACGCTTTTGACAAAGTTTACTTTATTCTAGGTAATCATGATTTGTTTTATCGTGAAACACGTGATGTAAACTCAGTAGAGTTTGCAAAAGAATTACCTAACATTATTCTGATTGACAGTGTACTCAACGAAGGCGATGTTACACTTGTCAGTTGGTTAGTTGGTGATGAGTGGAAAAAAATTCCGAAGATAAAATCAAAGTATATGTTTGGACACTTTGAACTCCCGACATTTAAACTTAATGCGATGGTTGAAATGCCGGATCATGGTGGTTTAAAAAGTGAAATGTTTGAACATCAAGATTATGTATTTTCAGGACACTTTCATCATCGACAAATAAAAGGCAACGTGATATATACAGGCAATGCTTTCCCACACAACTTTTCAGATTCATGGGACGATGAACGAGGTTGGATGTTTTTAGAGTGGGATAAAGAACCGGAATTCTTTGCATGGCCTGA